TTTGAACCTAGTCCTAATAATCCACCTAATGCACTATTAGCACCTGTTCCACCTAAGATTGCACTTGAGCCTAATCCAACTAATGTATTTAAAAGTGATGACCTTTGTGCTGCTTCAGCGTTTGCTCTTGCAATATCTGTAGCGTTTTGACTTGTATAAGCACTTAGATAATCAGGCCCTGCAACGGCTGCTTGGTTATAAGGATTAACATAGCCTGGTGTTGTGGCTGCTCTTAATGAACCTAAAGATGAAGTTGGTAACTGATATTGAGTTAAACCTTGTCCAAAATTAGCTTGTCTTGCTGCATTATTCGCTGCTGTTCCTGCTAGTTGATTACCAAAACCTTGCTGACTCAAAGCATTGTTAAATGCAGTATTACCTAAGTTCATTGTATTTTGAGCACCTAAGGCAGCGTTATTTGCTTGTGTGCCTGCTAATTGATTAGCAAAACCTTGTTGCCCAAGAGCATTATTAAAACCAGTTCCTGCAAGTTGATTAGTAAAATTCTGTTGTGCAGCTTGATTTCCTAATTGAGTTCCAGTTACCTGATTTGCAAACCCTTGCTGACCTAATGCGTTATTAAATGCAGTATTGCCCAAATTCATGGTGTTTTGATTACCTAATGCTGTATTACCAAAAGTCCCTGCAGCTAGATTCTGATTAAACATTTGATTTTGAATCTGTGAACCAGCTAATTGTGCTTGATTTAATAAATCATTTTGTTGTTGTGCTATTTGTGTTTTTGCACGATTGTAAGCCTCAGAACCAGGCATTATTCCTTGATTAGCTAACATTGCATCACTAGCTTCATTCTGTTGTTTAATCTGTGGATTTAAACGACTCATTAATAAATTAGTCGCTTGATCCCATCCTTGCATACCTGTACCTTGCACAGATGTTTGCAGATTAGGTGCTTGACCTACTCCTTGGAATTGTGGCCCTAATCCTGTTCCTAATGCTTGTTGAGCAGAACTTACATTTTGAAATTGTGGGTTTTGACCTACCATTCCTAATTGTGGTGCTGAACCTACACCCTGAAATTGAGGTGTACTTCCTACCATTTGATTTTGATATTGACTTGTATCAAAAGGTTGTGCAAAGTTTTGCTGTATTTGCCCTGATAAACTATTTATTGCGTTTTGGTAAGGTTGTGCAACAGTTTGATTAGCACTCCAAATAGGATTACCTTGTGCATCTGTACCTGTTTGTTGATATTGCAAACCACCAAAAGGTGTCTGTTGATTAACACGATTCGCTGCAGTTGCTTGCAATGCACCAGCTAAATTACCTTGAGCATTAGCTTGAGCAGCTTGTACAAAAGGATTAGAAGAACTGTATTGACCTGTCTGTGGTTGTCCAAATGGTGTTTGACCCATAAAATTAGGTTGCACAGTTTGAGTATTTACAGGATTACTAGGTTGTTGTTGCATAGGTTGTGGTTGAAATATTTGAGGAGGTTGTGGTGTAGGCTTTCTTCCAGTATCATCTGCTAATCCCATTTTTACTAATTCACCATTCACCATTTGATACCCTTGAGGAACTCGACCTGCGTTAGGGCCTTCAAAAAATGATTGCAAAGGCTTTGCTTGAGGTTGTTGTCCTGTAAATTCACCTAATTGATTGTAGCCTTGAGGAGGTTTATATGCCGTTTCTTGAGCAAATGTGCCCATATTCTGTTGTCCCAGAAATTTGGACATTTGTTGCTCAGGAGTCATAGCATTGAACTGAGAAGTCATTGCATTTGATCTTTGTTGATCTGCTATTTGGGATTGTGATGGAGGTCTATTAACTAACCCACCCATACCCTGTTGAGTTTGTCCTAACCCCATTAAACCTTGACCAACTTGTGGCTGATAGCCAGAATCAATACTTATATCTGGTTTTCTCATTTGTTGCTGATCAAATAAACCCATAACTCTCTCCTGTTAAAAGAAACCAAGTTATCGGTCTTGTACCAATTATACTCGATTTTCTTCAAAAACTATATAACTCCACCAGCTTCCATGACGAAATCGGTAGATGTCCAATGCACTTCTATTCCTTGACTTGCAATACTTAAATTTAACCCTGCACAGTAACCTATTCCTGTTACTCCTTGCCAATCTTTATTAAGTGTTAATGTTCCACCCCATATTGCTTGATCCCACAGACTTGTGTCCCATTTACCTAAATTTAATGGACTAGGACTAAATTGCACAGCACCTAAATTATTCTGTTCTTGAAAGTCTGTTGATACATTGCATAAAACGCTTGGTATGCCATTATCTGTCAATAGCATAGGTCTTACCATTGTGAATCTTTTTTGTTGCCCTCTAGTGTCGAAATAACTGTATGCTTGCTGAACTTGACCTGTTATGTTGTTACCATTGTCAGCGTTTGTATCCCAAAATTTACCAACATAACCATCACCACCAAAATACATCTCTTGATTACTCATTTGAAAGGTATAAGCCTCTATGCCTGTAAATCTTCCCCATGACTTAGTAATTGTGTGCATGACATATTGTTCCATACCTGTAAAAGTAGGAATATTTAATATCAACATATTCTCACCAGCGTAATATGAAATCTGCCAATTAGGTAAGCTATAAAATTGGCTTGCTGCTTGACTTACAGCAAAATATATTTTATCTGTAAGATTAACTCTAGGGTCAAGTCGTGAGGACTGTAAAGCACTAGCAAGAGGCACAAGTCCATCTTGAGTTAATAAGAGAACATCACCACCCCATTTAAAAAAGCATCTTCTGGTGAATGTTTGACCTAATTGCCAGACTCCTTTCAATGCCCAAGTCAATGCACTACTAGGATCAGTACCTAAATAAACGATTGTTTCACCATTACTTGTAACAAATACAGCGTAATCATCTGCACCTTCGCCTGCATCTAAAGTCCAAGTTGCCATTGCTTGTAAATAGCCACCATTTCGTGCTATTCCACCAAAATCTAACTGACTAGCAACTCCACCAATACTTTGAACAGGCATATACCAACAATTTAATGTATTTTTTTGCGTAAAATACAATCTGTTTTTAAAAAGATTAACTCCAATAAATGTATTTGAATTTACTCCTGTAATTCCTAAAACTGTGTATGTTCCTACTACACTTGCATTGGCTGCAGGTGTACTTGCCATTGTGTAAGTAAATGTTGTTGCACCTGTTACTGTAATTCTAAAGTTTCCGTTATATTCACTACTTGTAGCACCTGTAATTGTTACTTGATTATTTGTAACTAAACCATGAGCAGATGCAGTCGTAAGCGTAGCTGTAGTTCCACTCTTTGTAATTGTAGATATAGTCTGTGCAGTCGATGTTGTAGCTACATACGACCAAAATGTTCCGTTATAGACTAAAACTGGGTCTGCACCATTACACGCTACTAGAAAACTACCACCAGAGTTAGTTAAAGATATAAATTGAAATCTATTATTTGTTAATCCTGTAAATACGCTTGATGCTGTACTAGTTGAGGCATCATAAATAACTGAAGTACCTACTGCAAATAGTTTATTACCTGTTGGACTAGAGTAATTCATTAAAGTATTTACTTGACCTGTAATACCTATTGAATACTTGCTATATCCTTTCCTAAAAGTAATGTCTGTAGGTGTAGGAAACCAGTTATTCATTGTTACAGCATCAGTAGGACTCATGTTTGCTAATGAATCTCTTGCATTCCAACCCCCAATCGGTGATGGTATAGAGGCTGTAGTTGCTTTCCTTTGTTGTGGAATCATGAGCCATATCCAGTATCAGGAATATTTGCATACCCAATAAGGACTTTCGATGGATAAGGTGCAAAACTCAATGTAGCACTACCCTTATCGTTTGCTTTAGCTACACTCAAGTACCTTTCGTAATCTTGTTGTAGGCTTGTAGTATCAAAGTTCTTAATTTGGAAAAACTTGAGTTTAGTAGCAAGAACCATGATTGTATCGTCAAGGAAAGTCGTGTCAGTATCAGCAGTAAAGCTGTTTTTAACAGTTCCAGTTGAACTTTCAGCCCACCCTTTTGATCTGTATTCATATCCTAGATACTCCTGTGTGTTCATTAATGGCCAAATATGAAAATACTCGCCATAGATTCGCCATCTTACCCTTGGGCCTGTTGAAATATACCCTGACTTTAACCATTGCCATTGCTGTGCATCCTCTGGCCCTAACATTTCCCAATGTTTTGTCTTGTCCCAGTGCGTTCTATCTGTAATAGTCTCGTAATCAGATGGTAAATCATATTCCATTTGACCAAATGTGAGTGCTATACCGACATTAGTTGCTTGTAATGGTTGATTAAGCGTAACAGTAGAACCAGACACAGAAACAATAGAACAATCTTGTGGTATTCCTGTGCCAGTTACTTGCCATTTAGTGCTTAAACCTGTTGTATTTGCTACATTTAACAGATTGTAAGAACCATTTACACCATCGCCAGTCGTACTAATCGCTTGTGTGTAGAAACGATATTCCTTTTGCAATGCTCGCCAATCGTATTCTTTAATCAGGTTATAACCAGCACGATTCATTAAAGCTAATAACTGAATCACATCTTGTTGGGTATTACCAGCGACATAAGTTGGTGCAACTAGACCTAGTTCACTAGATGTTTGTTGCATGAGTTCGAGCATTGTCGATGACATATTATTCCTCTACTTTTGGTTTCCTACCTCTTTTTTGACCAACGGCTGCAAGTAGAGATGTCATTTGGGATTCAAACTTAGTTTGCATTTCCAACATCTTTGCATCTGTTTCTTGCCTTATTTTAGCATTTTCTTCTTGAAGTTTGTTTATTTCTTCTTCTCTTGATGCTACATCTGCACCCTCTTTAGCCATTTTAAGAAAAGCCTTAGCTTTATCTCTAAAAGTATGTGGTGACATTCCTGCCAACATTCCTAGCTTTTGGATGCTGTGATCGGTTGCCATTGCAATAGACTCAACTGTGTGGAACTTAATTCCTCGTAATTCTTCAGCTTGTGTTGAAGTAATCAAAGGCCATTCTTTTAAAGAAGTCCCTGAATAACTTGCATCATCGCCTATGCGATTCATAAAATTAGCCCATTGTATTGGAAACCTATTTTTATCTTCGTCTCTTACTTTTCGATCAATCTCTGATAGAGAATCGCCTGGTACTACTATCTTAATAAAGACCTTTTCCTCAAAGATTGGTCTACCTTCTTCTAATGTTCTATCAGCGTTTTGTACTTCTCGCTTTTCAAACTTAACTGCTAATCGTGAATCTGCGTTGTGAATATCTGAATCAATCATTTAAAACTCCCAAGTATTTAGGTTTTTAAAAAAAGA